TTCTAACGGAGACCTCACAGCAAATAATGCAAATTTAGTCGTTCTGATTAATGAGCATTATATGCGAGGTGCTGTAGCAGGAACTTAGGAGTAAATAATGGCTATAAGTAGAGCGCAACTTGTAAAAGAGTTGCTTCCAGGCTTAAATGCTCTTTTCGGACTGGAGTACGGACGCTATGATCAGGAACACGAACAAATATTCGATACTGAATCTAGTGACCGGGCTTTTGAAGAAGAGGTCATGCTCACCGGTTTTGACACAGCCCCCGTTAAATCAGAAGGAGCGGGAGTAGCCTTTGATCAAGCGCAAGAAGCGTTTACATCAAGGTATACCCACGAAACGATTGCTTTGGCTTTCAGCATTACTGAAGAAGCTGTCGAGGATAATCTTTATGACAAATTGTCAGCAAGATACACTCGAGCGCTTGCCAGAAGTATGTCGAACACCAAGCAAGTCAAAGGTGCAGCGGTATTGAATAATGCTTTTAATAGTAGTTATCCAGGCGGCGACACGAAAGAACTTTGCGCAACAGACCATCCAACTGTGGGTGGAGCTAATTTGCGTAATGAGCTTTCAACAGCAGCCGATCTGAATGAAACTTCATTAGAACAAGCATTGATCGATATTGCGGCATTCACAGACGAACGCGGCTTAAAAGTTGCTTTGCAGGGATTAAAATTAATTATTCCTAAAGAGCTTCAATTTACCGCTGATCGTTTATTGGAAACTCCCGGGCGGGTAGGTACGGCGGATAATGACATTAACGCTATTAGAAATATGGGCATGGTCCCAGAAGGCTATACTGTTAATCATTATCTTACTGATACAGATGCGTGGTTCATCAAGACAGATTGTCCTAACGGTTTTAAAATGTTTAACCGTGCAGCAATCAAAACTTCGATGGAAGCGGATTTTGATACTGGTAACGTACGCTACAAGGCTCGCGAAAGATATTCGTTCGGGTGGTCTGACCCTCGAACTGTCTTTGGCAGTCCCGGAGCATAAGCTAAATGGAAATGGAAGACGTAATACACTGCTTATAATATAAGCAGACTTTCTTACTCAGTATTACAAGGAAAGAGAGCTTCGGCTCTCTTTCTTTTTTAAATTTAATGATATAGAATGAAATAATCTAGGGATAACTTGTCCTACAGACTGACCTAGCAGACTTGCCAAGACGGTAGGACTTATTTTTTCGGAGGAAAAATTATGGCGAAATCAACCTTTTCAGGTCCAGTTAGATCATTAGCTGGCTTTATTTCAGCAGGGAACGCTAACGTAGTTAGTCTAACCGCTGATACTTCAATTACGGTAGCTTCTCATTCAGGCAAAGTATTAACATGTAATGATGCAGACGGTAAATTTACTTTACCTTCTATCGTTGCAACTGCTCCTGGACGAGATGACGATCCAAATCAAACTAACAATCTGGGCGCTACTTTTATATTTATAGTAGAGACTGCTGCAACGGATATGGACATATTAACCGACGGAACCGATAAATTTGTTGGTGGTCTTTACACTGGTGTAACTGACGCTACGGGTAAAACCTTTATTTCAGGTGCGTCTAACGATGTTATTACCATGAACGGAACAACTAAAGGCGGACTTGTAGGCAGTATCGTAAAAGTAACTGCAATGGCTTCTGCTAAATACGCGGTAGAAGGGATTATTCTTGGATCAGGAACCTTAGTAACTCCATTTGCTGACGCTTAATATTAGGAGAACATTATGAGTTCATCAGATGTAAAAGCCTCTGTACCTCTAACGTCTACAGGTCAATTACAGGGAACCATTGGTAGTGGAGCAGGGTCAGCAACTAACTTGGGACCGATACGGATTCAATCTGTACAAGCTCAAGCAAGTGCTGCAGATGCAACTATAAAAGTTTATGACGGCACCAGTGCTTCTGGAACTAAACTTCTAATGGAGTTTAAATTTGGTAGTGCTGCTAATGAGTCGTTTGATCATTACTTACCTAATGATGGAGTTAAGTTTAATACAGGCGCTTACGTCGTATTAGCTAACTGCGACTTTTTCGTTGCTTATCACTGTTAGTAATGGCAACCTCTGGCACTCGCGCATTTAATTTAGATGTAGCGACAGCGATAGAAGAAGCATACGAACTTGCGGGTTTAGAAGCCCGCACTTCGTATGACGCGGTTACTGCTCGTCGTTCTATGAATATTATGTTTGCAGATTGGTCAAACAGAGGTGTTCAGATGTGGGAGGTTACTAAAGTAGAACTGAGTCTTACTGAAGGCGATAATGACTATTCCATTAATGCTTACGATATAGATATACTTGATGCTTATATCCAAAGAAGTGTTAATGATATAGTTACTGACTATACTTTAGATCGGGTAGACCGCAATGAGTATGTAGGAATCCCTAATAAAGCTACGAAAGCTCGTCCTACTGAATTTTGGCTAGAACGCTCAAAAACTCCTGTTATTCACCTTTATCCAACGCCCGAGAACTCAACTGACAAACTCATTTACTACGCTTGGCAGAGGATCCAAGATTCTTCTGCTTCAATTAATGATATAGATATACCTAGTCGATTTATGCCTCCTTTAGTTTCAGGGCTAGCTTATTATCTTTGTTTAAAAAAGAATATTCAAAAATTGGGAGTGATTAAAGAACAATACGAGCAAGACTTGATGAACGCTTTAAAATACGATGAAGATCGTTCTTCTACAAAACTTGTTCCTAGACATGAGTACGTTTAATGGCATATGCAAGCGGTAAATATGCTCAGTTTATTTGTGACACTTGCGGTTGGGCTTTCCCTTATAAAACTGCAAAAATGACGTGGCAGGGAGATAGAGTTTGTGGAGAATGCTATGAGCCAAAACATCCGCAATTAGATCCGCCTAGTATCGGAGCGGATGCAGAAGCCTTATGGAAACCAAGACCTGAAGTACCTATGCCTCAGTCTCAATTAGGGTTAGTAACTACAACAAATCCTTCTGCTGCAGGAATGTCCTTTACGGACGATCCTATTGGTAGTAAATTTGACGGAGAAGAAGGTACAGGCGCAGTGGGTGATTTAACAGTGAGTACAGGATAATGGCAGGATTTACATATAGTGGATTAAAAACAGCGATTGGTAATTATCTAAATGTTGATGAAACAACGTTTAATAATACGTTAAATACGTTTATCCAAACGACAGAAGAGCGAATTTTAAAAGCAGTACAACTTCCTGTTTTTCGTAAGAACGTAACAGGAACCCTTACAGACGGCAACACTTATTTAAGCGCTCCTGATGATTTTCTATCTCCGTATAGTTTGGCGGTTCTAGATTCGAGCAGTAATTATAGTTATTTATTATTGAAACATGTTTCCTGGATTCGAGATTACACTCCTGCAGCAACAACTGAAGGGCAACCTCTTTACTACGCACAATTTGATGAAGATAGTTTTATTGTTGCTCCAACTCCAAATGCCAATCTCACTATTGAACTGCATTATTATTATCGCCCTAATTCTTTAACGACTGTTGGAGATGATAACCAAAGTTGGCTTTCTAAAAATGCTCCGAACGCTATGTTGTATGGGTGTTTAGTGGAAGGAGCCGTTTTCTTAAAAGCAATGCCAGAAACAATTACGCTATATGAAGGTAAGTTTCAAGAAGCGTTAGGAATGCTGAAAGTTTTAGGTGAATTTAAAGACGTTCGAGACGAGGCTAGAAATGATCAAATAAAATTAATGGCGCAAACTCCTGATGTTTGAGAAGAAACTAAAAGGTAAAAAGATTGCTATTGTCTCTATGGGAAGGAGCCAATTAGATTACCATATGTCAATTAGCCACAGCCAAGAATACGATGAAGTCTGGGCGATTAATTCTATGTGTGCGGTTATTAAGTGTGATCGTGTGTTTATGATGGATCCTGCTTCAAGATTTTTTGACACTTTTGATGCGGGTCCTCAAACCCAAGTAATGTGCAGAACACTTCCTAAACTGGAAATTCCTATATATTCCTGTGAAAAAGATAATAGAGTTCCCGCTATTGAGTTATATCCTTTAAAAGAAGTGGTAAAAGAATTGGGGTGTGGATACCTTAATAATACTATTGCTTTTGCTATTGCTTTTGCGGCTTTAAATAAAGTAGGTTCTATCAATATGTATGGTGCCGATTTTAGTTATAGCACTAATATTCATTTTGGAGAATTGGGGAGAGCGTGTTGTGAATTTTGGTTAGCTAAATGTATGGATCTTGGAATTGATGTTTCAGTTGCGGCAAGTTCTTCTATGTTAGATACTAACGTTCCTGAAGAACAAAAACTATATGGGTATCATAGATTGGAAAATCCGCCTGTTGTGTATTTAAACAAAGGACAATTAGATGTTACAGAGTCTTCTGAAATTGAAAAGGAAGATGTTTATAAAGGTTTTTCAGGAAGAACAGAAAAAATTACTTTAGGTCCACCAGAACCAGAGGCGTATTAAATGGAAACAGATTCGTTTATACTTTCTGTAGGGGATCTTGGAGTAAAAACAACTCATGGTAGGGGTCATACAGCAGAAGAAGTTGCTGAAATGGCTACTAATAAATTGATTTCGGTGAGCGACACAGCACCAGAACCAATTAAAGCGCAAGCCCATGCTTTTAAAAATAAGTGTCACTTGATAATTACTCATTATATACAAGAGGCTATAAAAAACCATATGTGTACAATAAGTAATCAATTAGAGGCGCAAGGGAATAAAGACCTTGCGGAAATTATTAGGAGACTATAATGGCGATTACGCAAGCAATGTGTACTTCTTTTAAAAGTGAGCTTCTGCAAGCGGTACATAACTTTAAAGCATCTGGAGGAAACTCTTTTAAGCTGGCTTTATATACAAGTTCAGCGACAATGAGTGCTTCTACTACAGCTTATAGTACAAATCAAGAAGCATCAGGAACAA